GTGTCGTCGTTAATAAGTCTGAACTCTTTCCCATGAATCTTGAATCGAGTGCCTGAATAGGATCGAAAGATTACAAAGTCACCTTCTTTACAGAAAGCCCCATTTGGAAATTTTGATTCATCTGCATACGCATCTGGGCCTAATGCCATCACAAAACCAATAATAGATGCTGTTTCTTCTGCAGATTTAAGACCGTCTGGCATAATAACCCCACCTTCGGTCTTGTCACTCATTTCTGGTACGCCAATAAGGATTTTGTATCCTTGTGGTTTAGGTAGTTTAGAGGCTACCTTATCCTCTGTTTCCTTGTTTGCAGTATACATACTTTACCTTGCAGTGATTATAGGTTCACAGATACCTTGCGTGGACTATCCACGAAGTTCTCCCAAGTTAGAGATTACCTGAAAAGATGTTATTGTTCAATATATCTCTTCTCAAGCTCACTTAGGTCTTGTTTTACAAACTGAAGCGCCTCGTTTCTCCCTACGATACGATTGTACATCGCCATGTCTTCAGCTTGCCCTGACGCGAGAAAGTTTTTTATATCTTCCTCGTACTCATCGATCTTCCGCTTTAACAGCGTGAAAATGTCATCCATCTCCCTTCGTCAACTCCTTCGCTATTTCGATACCAAGTTTTGCACCTTCCTTCTGGTCTTCACGTTGTGATTTGTCCAGATCGGTGGCAAGTTTCACACCAAGACGCGCCCCTTCGCGTTGGTTCTCGGCGGAAATACGTTCTGCATCAAGCTGTAGTTTAGCTGTATCCATTTGGATTTTATGCTGCAACTCTTGCTGTTTCATCTGCAATTCCATCTGCTGCATTTGGACAACTGGGTCTTGCTGCTGTTGTTGGATTTGCTGCTGTTGCGCTTCCATCTGGTCTTTCTGAAGTAGCTTTTCTGCAGCATCTTTTGCCAAGCGAGAGACTTCTATTTCAATATCTTCTGGTAGCGGTTGATCTTCATTTGGCATTTCTACGCCAAGCATTTTCTCAATCTCACGGCGGTACTGGAACGCAACGTGTTCAGTGACGTGTGCTGCCATAGCCTGACCAATCGCTTGTGCGAATGGTGACTGACCAACCAGCTCTCGCATCTTCGGGTCTTGCATTGCAGCCATATGGACTGCGATATGCGCCTCGTGGTCTTGGTACTTGAAGGCTTTGACTGGCTCTTGTTTTAAGAGCATCATGTTCTCAGTCACAGGATCAGCAGGTTTGATATCTTCTGGTAGTTTGATGATGTCATCTGCGTCTTGAATACCAAGAACTTCTAGCATCTGACGATGCAGCTTACCCATATCATACAACTGGGGGGCTTGTTGGGATAGCTGCAACGCCGCCTGATACTGCATGATTCTTTGGGACATGGTTGCAGCATTAGGATCGGAAACAGGAATTACGTCCACACGAGCGTCAAAATCACGTTGACGATCAAAGTCACCGTCCATCTCGTATGCGTATTCGGCTGGCATGTAGTCACGGATGATTCGTGCCAGTAACCGTAACTCGTTTTTCATGGCTGCATGCATACGTGCCTGCACACCACTCATCACCTTCATGGATCGCTCCATTAGGGCTAAAGTCGTACCCACAGGTGCCTGTGAGTTCATGTCACCTACTTGGATGTCCGCAACTGAGCCAATACGTCTGCCCTCTTCGACAATGTTTCCAAGTAGCGAGTAGAGTACGCTCGACGGCTCTTTATAAGGGATGAACGTAATCGAATCACGTATAGCCCCACCCGGAACATCCACATCCCTGAACTCGCCCGGCATAAGAGGCGTGTCATCACCCTTGATGCGGAGACCACGAGCTTTAAGACCTGCTGGCAAATTAGATAATGTACCAGCATCAATGAGCTGACGCAGTATTGAAGTCGCAGACTTAGCCAGTCCACCGATAAGGTGGATAAGTCCCGTTCCATAGAAGCCAAGTCCCGGCAAATATTTGTAATGAACGAAGTGGAGTCGCTTCTTTTTCTTTCTGTCATCTTCATACCAGTTCCGTCTGATTGCTAAAATCTCACGGGAAGTCTTGTCGATAGTGATGACGTAAGGACGTGCGATACCATCAGGATCGTCAAACTCTTCTGGCATGTTCATGGTAACATGCATCTCAAGGATTGTGTGACGATCATCATCTTCTATGACTGCATGCTCCCCATCAAGCTCGTCATATTTTTCTTGGATGTCTGAGAAATCTGGTTCTGGGTCAGGCAAGTCTACGTCACGGTAGAACCCTGCAACCTGCAGCTCTAGTATCTCGTTAGAGGTCTTCTTCATTGTGTGCGTGTACCGTGGGCAAGACGCAAGGTCTGATGCACCGTAGGACGCAACGAAGTCTTCCGCTGGGACAAACATAGCCACAGGGCGATCCTCTAGCGGATCATAGTAAACTTTCTTAAACGCTGAACCCGCAAGAGGTAGCTTGAACAACATCTGCTCAGTCTCATCGCGGTATTCTGTCATCTCCTCAGTCAGAAGATAGTTCATCTCTGTCTGGATTCTGTCTGCCTGATCTGTCTTTTCAGGCGTTAGTTTGCCCATGATCTTGGTGCGAACAGGGCCAGATGCAGGGAATAACTCTCCCATTGCCTGCGCTTGGAAGCGGACAACTGCTTCGGTTAGGACTGGGTGGAATACGCCAGAAGCACCTTGCCACGGTTGGCTGCGCTCTTCGATCTTCATACCCAGCAGGTCAAGACCTTTGACGTAGGCTCTCGCCCAATCGCGGCGGGACTCACGATCAGACTCAAAGTCTTCTACAAGTTCTGATGCCATAGACTGTAGGACTGACTCATCGATAAACTCTGCTAGGTTAGCATCATGCTCCGGCCCCATCAGTTCTTCAGTGAAGCTCCCCTCGAAATCAACAATCACTCCGCCGTCTTCTGTCTCAATCGAAACCGCATCAGGGTTTACAATCTCAACTTCAATCTCTTGTGCGTCTGTGTCTTCGATCTCTAGATCAGAAGGCTCCATCTGCTTTTCGATAGCCATATTCAGCTCCTAGTAATACTCAACTGGTCTGCGGTATTTTGGCTCGTCATCCCAGTCATCCATTTTGGCCCTCACCCAGCCGCCTTGCCTGAACCTTAGCAGAGCTTGTGTGGTCGAGTCCACTAAATCGTCATGATCCCCAGAGGGAAAGGACGCGCATTCCTCAATCACTTCTTCGGCCCATCTTGTTGGAGGATACCATATTGAACCGCTGGCGAACAGGTCTGTTACTGCATTTACTCTTGCAATCTTATCCTGACCCCGTGATGGAGTAAACTCTGTTACTGGAATCCCCATAGATCGAAGCTCAAAGATCAGTGGCGCACCAGAGGCTTTCTTCTCAACAATCATCTGGTCTGGCTCAAACTCCATGTACTTGTCGTATGCCGCACGTTTCAGTTCAGGAAACTCTAGTTTCTCCTTGTAGGCATCAAGCATAATGATGTTTGGCTGACCCTCGTGATAGAATACACCCCACGTAGTACAGGCACTGTAGTCAGACCTCTGTGTTTTTAGGAATGCCGTGTCCCAAGATTGAATGATTGCTTCGCATTCAGGCGGTCTATGGTGTTCCCATTCTCTCCACCACTCACGTTTTATCAGCGCACCCTCTTCGGATGTGGGGTTTTGCTGGTACTGAGCTGACCATTTGGACACAGGCAGTTCAGCTTTTAAGGCTTCAAGTTCTTTCTGAGACCAGAACTCAGGCCACAATGGATTCCCAGACGGCAGGATTGCAGGGAACTCAATCACTTCCCAGTCATCAACGCCTTCCCTGCCAGTCATAGAGCTTACAATCTGCCCAGTCAGGTCACGCTTAGACCATCTGGTCATCACAACAATGATGGCACCACCGGGCTGCAAACGCTGACGAGGGCCAGATGTATACCATTCATACACCCTATCGTAGACTTCAGGATTAAACTGGCCCTGTTGTGCATCCTGTTCTGAATGAGGGTCATCGATGATTAGCAGATCAGCACCCTTACCAGTCACGGCACCGCCAACACCAATCGCAAAGTAATCCCCACGCTTGTTCGTATTCCAGCGTCCAGCAGCTTTTGAGTCAGAAGACAGAGTGATTCCGGGGAAGACCTTGGCAAAGTCCTCAGATTGAATCAGGTTTCTCACCTTACGACCAAAGCCCACCGCCAGTTCTGCAGTGTGTGCCGTCTGAATAACTTTCTTATTAGGATACTTTCCCAAGAACCATGCAGGCAGCATAAACGATGCAAACTCAGACTTGGTGTGTCGGGGTGGCATGTTGATGATCAATCGCTTCAACTCACCTCGTGCCACACGTTCGAAAGCATTCGCCATGTCTTTGTGGTGCCTGCCAGAAATAAAACTAGGCCACATGAGTTTGGTAAAGCTCAGGAAGTCATCCTTAGCGTTCTTCTTGTTCTCAGCATCTTCAAGCTCAGACAATAGGTCTAACAGCTCTGCCTGTTGATCCACAGGGAGCTGGGATATCTTATCCTTCATAGCAGCAAGTTTCTGCATGCTTTCTCCTCTAGTAACGGCAGACAGACAAGTTTTGGTGGGGAATGCCTGCCTGCCTGAGATAGATCAGGGAGAGTCTCTATCCCATGCCGATGATATCAGTCTTACGCGCGCGCGTATATAATATATATATATATATAATATAATACATATCGGTAGACTACCGATATAGATATATCGTCTACCGTAACGTCTACCGATATAGGGGCGTAGCAGTGACAGAAAGTTCTATTGAACTAAATCGCTGATTTATGATACCTTGGCACAGAGAGGACTGCACATGGAAATGTATATCGATATCGCTATGGGACTTATCATCACAGTTGGTGGGTGGTGGTGTAAGACTCAGCATGACGAGTTAAAACGTGTTACCGTCCTTTTGAACCGTACTCGTGAGGAAATTGCCAAAGAGTATGTCTCCGTAACCCGCCAGCAATCTGATATGGATCGCGTTATTGATCGACTAGATCGACTAGAAGGAAAGCTGGATAGACTCATAGAAAGATAGGATGGCTATCTTAGAATCTATTGCTGCTGCTAACGCTGCATATTCCGTGATTCGCACGGCATTGTCCAACGGAAGGGAGACCGCTGGACTCATAGGAGCTGTGGGTAAGTTCCTTGGTGCCGAAGAAGATGTAAAAGATGCCATCAACAAAAAGAAGAACAGCCCGTTCACTGCAATAGCAGGTGGAGAACAAGGAGATTGGGAAGAGTTTCAGGCACTTGAAGACCTAAGAGCCAAAAGACAAGAGCTAGAATCCTACTGCAGGCTCTATGCACCACCGGGAACTTGGGACAGGTGGCAGCAATGGCAAGCCGAAGCACGTAAACAACGGCAGGCAGCTAAGAAAGCAGCAGAAAAAGCTAGAGAAGAACGCATGGAAGCTCTAGCAACCGCAGCAGGTATAGGTATGGCAGCTATTGTTGTGGCACTTGGAATCTATTATCTGGGTGTGTGGTTAGGTAAGTGGTAATGTGGGTACTTTTATGGCTTCATATCCTCAACGGAGAGTTGGAATACTACCACATCGGCACATATAGCAGTGAAGCAGCCTGCAATGTCCAAAGAAACAACGCCCAAATCCTCAAGAAAAACAAAAACACCGCAGTCTCCTGCGTATACC